ATTGACGACTACTTTGTTCAAACCACAGCATACGCATTGGCACACAATGAAGTGTATGGCACCAAGATCAATAAAGGTGTTATCTTTATGTGCTCAGCAGATAACGAATATCAAGAATTTATCGTCGAGGGAGCAGACTTCAAACACTACCAAGATTTGTGGCTGCGTCGAGTAGAACAGTATTATAAACTTAACTAAATATCGATGATAAAAACTCTATTAGATCAGAATACTAAAATATATGCTACCTGAAATTAATATACCCGACCACTTTTGTTCAATTCCCTGGAGCGGGATCGAAGTTAACAATCTTGGCTATTTTAGAGTTTGTTGTATTTCAAATAATCCTGCTACACATAGCGGATTAATGAAAGACGAAGCTGGTAATTGGATGCATGTTTTAACGCACGATATCCGTGATATTTTAGGTAGCCCATTACTGCGTGAAATTAGACAAACACATGTTGACGGCATTCAGCACGAAAACTGCAATACTTGTTGGACACGCGATACTGTGGCCAAAGGCAAAGCAGTTAGCCAAGGCCGCCGCGTATTCTTCTCGGCTAAGACTTTGCGTAGTGCAGTAACATCGCCATTTCCTAGTTATGATGAAGTAATGGCCAAGCCCGACACCTGGCAAGATGGTATACAAAGTTTAGATTTAAAACTTGGCAATCTATGCAATTTGGCATGCTTGCACTGTGATCCAAAAAACTCAAATCAACTCATTGACGAGTATATTGCTTACAGTGGTGCGACCGAAATTACTGGTGATGTTGCGGCTCCTGAAAATAATAAATTTATCATCAAATCAAATGGTCGTTACGAAGTTGAAGGTACCAATTGGTTTGAAACTGACAAGTGGTGGGAACAATTTACTGCGGTAGCCGGACAACTAAAGCATGTGTATGTAACAGGTGGCGAACCAATGGTAGTGCCGTTTCATGCTCGTATGTTAGACTACTTTATTGAACACGATCTTGCTAAAAACATTGTCATGGAATATGATAGTAATTTAACTGCAATCAATACCAAATTATTGGAAAAGTGGAAGAGCTTTCGTAAAGTTATCATTCGTGCCAGCATTGATGGCATTGGACCGGTATATAACTTAATCAGGTACCCGGGCGATTGGAATCGCGTTTCCAAGAACATCATTGAGAATAAAGGGATAATTTCCGACGTTAGTGCATGCCTGATGCCGTACAATGCTTATCAATTACCAGAAATAGAATCCTGGATTAGAAGCATTGGTTCCAGGATGGCACTGCGGTTTGTCATGACCCCTATTCATTTGAACATTGCCAATTTCCCTAGATCTGTAAAAGAAGAACTAATTAGACTATACTCAAAATATAAAAATCGGCCAGGCCAGTTTCCAGAAACGCTTAAAGCATTGGCATATATTGAACGAAATATTGACAATGTCAATGAAGAAGCAATTGAACAATTTCTAAGTCGATCAAACTTCCAAGCCGAGTATCGTAATAATTCTTGGAAAGAAGTTTGTCCTGAATTAGCAAAGCATTTTGTTAACCATCCACTATACAATAGTAGGTAAATTAGTGAAAAGTCCATCCCTTGAACATTGGTTCTCAGATAAACAAAGTAAGTTGCTAGCATGGAGAGAATGGCGCACAAATTTAATGTCCTTAGATTTGCAGTCAGCGTATCAAGAAACTGCTATATGGTGGAAGTTTGTTCCGCTTGTTAACAAAACATTTGACCCTTGGCGTACAGAAACGTGGCCAGGTCCTTGGGCATTGATTGGGATCGGTTCATTCTGCCCCAACGCACAAGGGCTAGGCATGTTTTATAGTCTAGTACTGGCCAAAATTGATTGTGAGCTAATGTTAGCCATAATTGATGAAAATCCTCGCTTGTTGGTAATACTTCCTAACAAAAAATTGTTAAATTATTATGACGGAGAAGTAATTGACATCAAAGACACAAACATGCAAATTCTTCAAACATGGGCCCCTAGCGACCTCGCTAACCTAGTTAAAGTATAAAGATATTGCGTCACGGTTCACGGTTAAGTATGAACTTGTACTGTATAGTATGCGTAGTAAAAAGATTTAAAGGAAAATATGAGCAAATCAGCAATCAGCGTAATTAAAAGAGATGGTCGCAAAGAACCATTGGATATCAACAAGATCCATTTGATGGTAGAAGAGGCATGCGAAGGCCTAGCAGGAGTTAGTGTGAGCCAAATTGAAATGAACGCAGACTTGCAGTTCAACGATGGCATCACAACTGGCGACATCCAAGAGATTCTTGTACGTAGTGCCAGTGACTTAATTAGTCTTGACAAGCCTAACTATCAATTCGCCGCCGCACGTTTACTATTATATGGTCTTCGCAAAATTGTATTTGGCAAGTTTGATTACGTTCCATTGTACGACTTAGTTAAGGCCAACGTAGCCGCTGGTGTATACGATGCTGAATTGCTCGAGCAGTACACAGAAGCTGAATGGCGACAACTTGATGTTTACATTAACCACCAACGCGACCTAGACTTTACCTACGCAGGCATGCGTCAAGTGGTGGACAAGTATCTTGTTCAAGATCGTAGCAATGGACACATCTACGAAACTCCGCAGTACATGTACATGATGATTGCCGCAACATTGTTTGCGACATATCCAGCTGACAAGCGCCTAAGCTACATCCGTCGTTATTACGATGCTATCTCTACGTTTAAGATCAACATCCCTACTCCGGTTATGAGTGGTGTGCGTACTCCTATTCGCCAGTTTGCTAGTTGCGTATTAGTTGACGTTGACGACACACTACCCTCAATCTTTAACAGCAGTTCTGCCGTTGGTTATTACATTGCTCAACGTGCTGGTATTGGTTTGAACGTGGGTCGTATTCGTGCTATCAATTCTAAGATTCGTGGCGGCGAAGTTGCACACACTGGTGTCATTCCTTTCTTGAAAGTATACGAATCTGTTGTACGTAGTTGCACACAAAACGGTGTTCGCGGCGGATCAGCTACAGTTCACTTTCCAATCTGGCACAAAGAGATTGGCGATGTTATTGTTCTTAAAAACAACAAAGGTACAGAAGACAATCGTGTACGTAAACTTGATTACTCGATTCAGTTAAGCAAAATTTTCTACGAACGCTTGTTGGCTGATGGTGATATTACATTGTTCTCTCCACACGAAGTTCCAGGCTTGTATGAAGCGTTTGGTAACAATGAAGTGTTTGATGAGTTGTATGTCAAGTACGAAAAGGATCCAAAGATTCCCAAGAAAACTGTTAAGGCCATGGCCTTGTTTGGCGAGTTGCTAAAGGAACGTGCAGAGACTGGTCGTATCTATATCATGAACATTGACCATTGCAATAGCCACAGCAGTTTCTTAGACATGGTGCGTATGAGCAACTTGTGTCAAGAAATTACATTGCCAACAGATCCAATTCAAACACTAGATGACAAGGAAGGCGAAATTGCTCTTTGTATTCTAAGTGCTATTAACGTAGGTAATGTTCGTGAACTCGACGACTTGAAGAATCTAACTGACCTAGCAGTTCGTGCATTGGATCAGATCATTGACTACCAACGTTACCCAGTTATTGCCGCAGAAATCTCTACTAAAGCTCGTCGTAGTCTTGGTGTTGGCTACATTGGCCTTGCACACTACTTGGCCAAGAAGGGCTTGAAGTATTCTGATGTTGAAGCCGCACAATCAGTCAACCGCCTAACAGAAGCATTCCAGTACTACTTGATCAAAGCCAGTGTTGAGCTTGCAAAAGAAAAAGGCCCTTGCGAATACTTTAGTCGTACCAAGTACAGCCAAGGTATCTTGCCAATTGACACATATAAGCGTGATGTAGATGAGTTTCTGGGCACAGACTTGCACTACGATTGGGAATTATTGCGTCGTGAAGTTGCCGAGCATGGCATGCGTCACAGCACATTGAGCGCACAAATGCCCAGCGAGTCAAGTTCGGTTGCCAGTAACGAAACCAACGGTATTGAACCTCCACGTGCGGCAATGAGCACTAAGAAGTCTAAGAAAGGTCCGTTGAAGCAAATCGTCCCACAATACGGTAGCTTAAAGAACAACTATTCATATTTGTATGAAGATGGTGTTCAGGATGGTTATGTCAAGATTGTTGCGGCAATGCAAAAATACTTTGACCAAGCCATCTCTGGCAATTGGAGTTACAATCCCAAGCACTATCCAAACAACGAAGTGCCAATGAGTATCATGTTCCGCGACTTATTGACAACTTACAAGTTGGGTTGGAAGACTTCATACTACCATAACACATACGACATGAAAGGTGAGGACGAGGATACACTTGACACAACATCCGCACCCATGTTACAATTACAACAAGTAAATGATGACGACTCAGAGGCTTGTGAAGCCTGCACAATTTAAGGAAACAAGAAAGTGGCAACAGTTTTTAATAAGGACAAAGTAGATTTTACCAAACAACCTATGTTTTTTGGTGAAGCACTCAATGCCCAACGATTTGACACTTTCAAGTATCCAGTGTTTGATAAGCTAACGCAAACTCAACTTGGATACTTCTGGCGTCCAGAAGAAGTGTCATTACAAAAAGACCGCAGTGACTATCTTGACTTTCGTGACGAACAAAAGTTTATCTTCACTGCAAACCTAAAGTATCAGATCTTGTTAGACAGTGTACAAGGCCGTGGCCCAGCAATGGCGTTCATGCCATTCTGCTCACTGCCAGAACTTGAAGGCTGCATGAACGCTTGGCAGTTCTTTGAGAACATTCACAGTCGTAGCTATACACACATTATCAAGAACATTTATTCAAACCCAAGTGAAGTGTTTGACACTATCCTTGATGATGAAAAGATTATTGCTCGTGCAAAGTCAGTGACTAAAGCATATGACGAGTTCTTGGAAGTTGCTGGTCAATACTTTTATGCTGGCAAAGGCACTTTGCGTGAAGTCAAGAAGAAGTTGTTTTTGGCAGTGGTCAATGTCAATGCACTTGAAGCATTGCGATTCTATGTATCGTTTGCATGTAGCTTTGCGTTTGGTGAGTTAAAGAAGATGGAAGGCTCTGCCAAGATCATTAGTCTTATTGCTCGTGACGAAAGTCAGCACCTTAGCATTACAAGCCACATTATTAAAAATTGGTTCAAAGGTGACGATCCTGAGATGCAGGAAATTGCAAATGAATTGATTGGTGAGATTGGCAAGATTTATGATTTGGTTGTAGCCGAAGAAAAAGAATGGGCTGACTATTTGTTTAGTCGTGGCGCTATTGTTGGCCTTAATGCAAAGTTATTGCATCAGTATGTTGAACATATTGCCAACAAGCGACTCAAAGGCCTTGGTGTAGAAACACGTTACGAACGTAGCGCAAATGACAATCCTTTACCTTGGACTGATCATTGGACAAGCAGTAAGGGACTGCAAGTGGCACCACAGGAAACAGAAATTGAAAGTTATGTTATTGGTGGTATCAAACAAGACGTAAGCAAAGATACCTTTGCTGGATTTAAACTTTAAGGAAAAAAATGTTAATCGATGTTAAACGTGATGGTGATGTAGTAACTCTAAAGATGAGTTCAGGTGAAGAACTTATTGGTACTTACAAAGATGATGATAGTTCTACATACACTATTGATCGTCCGGTGACACTGAGTGTGGGACCTAAAGGTGGCCCAGCACTTACACCATATCTAATGACTGTTAATCCAGCCAACACTCGCAACCTAAAGATCAACAAAGCATTAGTAGTGTGCGTGGCAAATACTGATAAAGAACTTGCTGACCAATACAGTAGTGCTATGAGTGGTATTCAAGTTGCCCCAGCAGGATTGAAGTTCTAATGCCAGCAGTACATCGCCTGGGTGATCAAAACGATGGCGGAGGCGTCATCGAAGATGTTGCTCAAGGTACAGTATATGTAAATGAACAGTTGGCCAGTATCGACGGCAGCGGCGTATCGGGGCACGATTTGCACTTGCCAACTGTTACAGCAAATGGTAGTCCTACTGTGTTTATTGGTGGAATTCCTGTAAATCGCCAAGGGGACGAAGATGAATGTGGGCATGGTAGAGCAGAGGGTAGCCCAGACGTTTTTATAGGTCCATAATTCCAAATCTCCCATAAATAGCTGGGAGATTTCATTATGTGCGATGCAAAAGCGCCTGGCAGAGGTGCAAGACTAACAACCGAAAGTGGGGTAATTTATTACCCTAATACACCCGAGGGTGAAGTAGCCATGCGAGCTGACATGGCTGAAACCATGGGTGCAGGCGCAGGTGAGGATAGCCAACCCCCAAGCGATCCACCACCAGCAGACAACACTGATTGCTCAACGTACACAGACGCAATGTGGGACACCGCATGTAGCAAGTATTATAGATACTCGCACATGAAATACAAGCCAATGGCACATGGCGGTCATTCGGTAACACAAATCGCATGTAATTGGCAAAAGCTGTGTAAAAATATTTTAGATCCCATTCGCGACGGTGGCTTCCCAATTACGTTATCTTCAGGATACAGATCTCCTACATTCAATGCTTCAATTGGCGGTAGCAACACCAGTGACCACGTGTATGCATGTGCGGCTGACATTCAGTTGCTAAATGGTGATGCAGTTGAAAATGCAAAGAAGCTGTTCAAATGGATTGGTAAAACTGGCTTACCATTTAGCCAGTTGATCTTTGAAGGCCGTTGGGTGCATGTGTCTTATGGTGGCCGTAGCCCAGCAAGTGTTGCAGTACTAGTGACACGAGTTGGAAAAGCACCTTATCAAAACGGTGGTGGACGTTCAGGCCCAGCGTTACCTCCAGATTTGAAGTGGGCATAATGAAGTTCAACGAACATGCCACTGTTGAAAAACTTTGGTTTGACCTAACAGTTGCATTGATACGCAAATTTGGTGCATTACGAACAGCAGGTATACTAGCCGGTATCTTAGCTAGAAAAACCAAAGGCGATTTTAGTCTAAGACGCGAGTTAAAAAAGCGAATCGAGGAAGTATAAGTAACACACTATGGCAAATATTCCAGTTATCCCAGGCGTTAGTGTTGCGACCAAAGGCATTCTAAACAAGCCACTCAAAGACATTATTTGTGCTATCTTGTTCGGTGGCATCAACAACATGCTCAAAGGCCCTCTATTGTGCGTAAACTTTGACTTGAACAAAATTGCAGAAGAAGCAGGCCTTGCTGGCCTCGGCGATTTGAAAGCAGAGTTAGACAATATCAAAGACCAACTCAAAGCAGCCGAAGCACTTTCTGGTATTCCTGAAACACTTGCCCGTGTAAATGCGGCCGTTGCTGAAGTACAAAGTTTGCTGGCACTAGATGGTATGTGTGCCATTCCACTTAAGGCACCTCCAATCCCTGATGTTATTGCGCAAGTGATTGACGCAGAGTTTAGAGAAATGAATGCCATTTTAAATGATCTTGGTCGTTTAGCAAAGCCAAGTGTTTGCCTTGACGGCTCAGGCGGCATTGGGCTTGGTGGTGGATACAATCCTGATAGCATATTAGGTAGTATAAGCAAACACGTTGGCAACATGGGCAAAATTCCAGGCAAACAATTAGACGCACTCACAAAGCGACTAAAAGGTGTAGGCAAAGCACTTGACAAGTCTATCAATCGTCAACTGTTCCCAGACTTCCGTCACAAGCATGATCTAACAACAGGCAAACCTTGGGTAGCAGGCGGCGGCCCTACATTAGCAGGCCCTCCAGCAGTGCAGTGGAATCCACCTTACCCTCCACCTGAAGCACCAAACTTAAAAAGTGCAACAGCAACAGCACAGCCCTTGG